GGAAACATGTAAAGAACAAGCAAAAAAGTTCATTGATTGGCAGGGAAAGCTGGTAAGAATAGTAGTTGTTTTGGAAGAGAATACTTGATAACAAGGAAATAACAAATTGACATTCAAGAAGGGACAATCGGGTAATCCAAAAGGCAGACCAAAGAAAGAGTATGAGATTGAATATTCCAACATCATTCAGTCTCAATGCTCCACTTCTGATTGGAGAGAGATTTGCCGGGTAGCGATTACCCAGGCAAAACGCGGGGATGAAAAGGCGCGCAAATGGCTATCGGATAACCTTGTAGGATTGCCAATCCAAAAGAGCGAGATAACAGGCAAGGATGGCAATTCAATCAAAGTAACATTGTCGGGTAACGATGATTGAAGTCGATATTGATCGTTCCGTATTCAACCGTGTATACCTGCCGTATTTGCAATGTGTCACGCCAATGCAGATATTCTTCGGGGGATCGTCAAGCGGCAAGAGCGTATTTGAATCAGAACGGTGCGTATTCGATGTGATGGAGGGTAATCGCAATTACCTGGTATGCCGCCAAGTCGGGAGGACATTACGCGGCTCTGTGTTCACAGAGGTATGCAAAACGATAACGCGTTGGGGCGTGAACGACCTATTCGATATCAACAAGTCAGACATGGTAATCACCTGCCATAATGATTGCCAGATCATATTCACTGGATTGGATGATGTTGAAAAGCTGAAATCGATCACGCCAAAGAAGGGTGTAATCACTGATATCTGGGCGGAAGAGGCAACGGAGACAGAGGAAGGATCACTGAAGCAACTCGAAAAACGCCTGCGCGGTGGATCTGAAAACATACCCAAGCGGATAACACTCACATTCAATCCTATTCTACAATCCCACTGGATCTATCAGACATACTTTAGCGGGTTCGCGTGGGCGGACGATCAGAAATATTACAGCACTCCAGAACTGGCAATCCTGAAAACAACGTACAAGGATAATCGATTCCTGACAAAGCAGGATGTTGAACGCCTGGAAAATGAAAAGGATAAATATTATTACGATGTTTATACTCTTGGGAAGTGGGGCGTTCTCGGAAATGTTATCTTCACCAATTGGAGCGTGCAAGACCTGTCTGGAGTGCATGACCAATTCACAAATCACAGAAACGGTCTTGACTTTGGCTTTTCCTCTGATCCTGCTGCTTTATGGGTTAGTCATTATGATAGCAAACGAAAGACAATCTATATTTACGACGAACTATATGAACGAGGACTAACCAACGATATTCTAGCAACAGAGATAATCAAGAAGGTTGGCAGTCAGTATGTTGTTTGCGATAGCGCTGAACCAAAGAGCATTCAAGAATTGCAGAACCATGGTGTCAATGCAATACCGGCGCGTAAGGGTAAAGACTCTGTAAACTTTGGTATTCAATGGCTGCAACAACAGACCATTATCATTGACAGCAAGTGCATCAATGCCAGGAATGAGATTAGTACATATCACTGGAAGCAGGATAAAGACGGCAATGCGATGAAGGTGCCGTCTGAAAAGAATAACCATCTAATCGACGGCGGCAGGTACGCTCTGGAAGATGACATGGTAGAGATGAAATCGGGCGTTATCGAAGATTGGAGATAATATGGCATGGTACGATAAACCACTAAGCGTATTGGGGCAAGTCATTGCCAACTCGTTATTAGTAGGCGAGCGCGAGAAAAAAATGCGTCGTGAGCGCGAGTATTTCACGGGTGAGCATCCAGCACAGCTAAACACAAAGATCGGGCAGTATAACGATAACCTTGCGCTGAATTACGTGGGTCTTGCCATTGCCAGGGGCGTGTCACGTTTATTCAATGGCGGCGTTGAATTCAAGTTACCCGAAGGATCTACTGCACAACAGGAATATCTTGATGCTGTTTGGGATACGAACAAAGAAGAACAGTTGCTATATCAGGTTGGATTGAATGGCGCCGTGTATGGTACTCCATTCATCAAGATAGTCCCTGGCGGGATAATGAACAGGGTGACGGGCGAGATCGTGCCACGTTTGATTGCGTTGGACCCAGAGATAACTACTGTCAAAGTCAATCCGTTTGACCTGGATGAACCTGAGGCATACATCATCCAATTTACGGTTTACGACGTATCACATAAAGAGGTAACGAGACAGGCAAAGCCGGATGATTTCAATGATCCAAATAATACGGCAAAGTCATGGATCATAGAGAATTTCATCATAGATAAGAAATCGGGCGGCAAATGGATACCCGATCCTGATAAACCACCCGTCAATTGGCCTTATGAATTTCCTCCAATCATTCATTGGAAGAACTTACCCAGCCTGAAAGCATCCCACGGGTGGCAGGGAACGACAGATGCAGAATGGGCGGTTGGTGTTCAAGACAAGCTAAACTTTGCGGATAGCAATATCAATAAGTTGATCCGGTTGAACGCTACTCCCCCTACAATTGCAACGGGATTCAACGCAGTTCCTGATGTACCGACTGGTCCGGGTTCAATATTCTGGACACCCAACATAGACGCAAAAGTGTACAACCTTCAAGCCAATGCAGATATTGCCGGGAGCATGTCATTCGCGGAAAGTCTGCAATCCGGCGTGTTTGAATTGATGCGCGAAGTTCCTCCGGCCGTAATTGCACAATTAGGCAGCGGACTGACTAACTTTGTCATGCGCGTTGTGTACTCTGACGCGATAGAAAAGACAGACACGAAACGCGAAATGTATGGCGATGCACTGTTGGAAATCAACAGGCGCTTACTTGTACTGAAGGGCTTCGAGGGTGAGGCGGCTGATCCTGGATTGATAGAATGGGGCGATGAACTGCCAACCAACCCGACAGAACAGATTGCAGAAGATACGTTCCTACTTCAGCAAGGACTGGCAAGCAAAGAAACAGTAGCCAGCCATTATGACATTGACTATGAAGCGGAGAAGATTGCCATTGCCGAGGAAAAGCGGGCAAGCGATGCGCTGGGCGGTAACATGCTTAGGGATTTCCTTGCAGGACGCGGTAATAATCAGTCGGGCAACAACCAACCGCCGGTAATTGTGCCGGGTAAACAGAATAATCTAATGCAAACACAGGATGTAAATGTCCCTATTAAGTGAGTGGACTCGACTCAAGGCACAACTCGACGCGCAAGACGCGAAGGTATTGCAGCGCCTTATTGATGCGTATGGTACAGGCTATGAGCGTGTCATGCCAGACATTGACGTGCTGAGCGAATATCTCGTGGCACAACTGGCAGCGGGCAAGATAACATCGAGCATGGTCAAGAACAGCGCGGCATACAAGAGCCTGATAGCCGCCATTGAAGATGAACTGACGGGGTATCAGGGATACTTGCGCGCTGAAATTGCAACGGCGGCAACGGCGGCTGGAAAAGCTGGGTTATCGAGTGGAAACTTTCTGATGCTGGTCGCGCTTGCCGATGCAATGGGATTGAGTGTGAGTGATGTACCCCGCGATATCCTGAAATCAGCACCGCCTGATGCGCTTGCGTTCCTTGCCGATTATCTGCGCAGGGATGGTCCATTGTTCGCAAAGATAAACGCGCTGTCTGGATTTCACGCAGAACAGATAGCCGCCGGAATTCTGGAACGCGTTGGCGAGGGTATGAACCCAGCGACAATCGCACGATGGATAGAGGATGCTTATGGCATGGGTCTGACCGACTCCATGCGCATGTGTAGAACCGTGCAATTGTACAGCTATCGGCAGGCGAATGCGGCTGTACAGATGGCAAACAGTGACGTATTGCAAGGACTTGTGTGGTGCGCAGAATTGGATGACGTGACTTGTGATAGCTGCATTGCGTTACACGGACAGGTGTTCGATGTTGGGACTATTTGTGATGATCACCACAATGGGCGCTGTGCGTTATTGCCATGGGTGATAGGTGCGCCCAGCCCCATTGAGCAAACAGGCGAGGATTGGTTCAATGCACAGGACGAAAAGACGCAAAAGAATATCATGGGTGAGGGCAAATGGCAAGCCTGGAGCGATGGGAAATTCGAGTTCAGCCAGTTAAGCACAACATACGAGGATGATGTATTTGGAACAATGCGCGGTAGTTCTACTTTAGGAAGTTTATTGGGAGAAGAATGACACTTGCAGCTTTAGCTAGAAACTTACAGGAGATGGGCGTTGGTGGTGGTGCTACCGGTCCAAAAGGCGACAAAGGAGATAAGGGAGATCCCGGTAATAACGGAACGAATGGATCGCAGGGAATACCTGGTAATGATGGCGCTCCGGGAACGCCGGGTGCAAAGGGAGACAAGGGCGATACGGGCAACGCGGGCAGTGATGCCAATGTCACGAAAGCAAATGTTGAGGCAGTACTTACGGGAGCGATTACAACGCACACCCATGCAAGTCAGCCGGTTGGATTTGCAGTTCTCAGCAACGATACCACCGCACAAGCCCTTGCTACAAATATTAACACCAAAGTTACGGTAACTGCGAATAGAACTCTCACCACAACCGTTCCTGCAGCGGGCATAAGATGCTCCGTGATGATACTAACAAATGGTACTACGAGTTACACGATAACATTTGGGACCGGGTTCAAACCAACGGGAACGCTGGCAACGGGTACATCATCGGCAAGGATATTCGTTGTCAATTTCATAAGCGATGGAACGAACCTGTATGAGGCTGGTCGTACTGCTGCAATGGCAGCATAAAATATAAGCGTCTGGGAGGGCGCGAGAGATGAGAAAAGTATATGCTGTTATTGGGGAACACTATTGTTATGAGGATTCAGAATATCGAATTATTAAGATTTTTTCGGATAAGAAAAAAGCCGATGAGCTATCTAATCAATGCAATTTAGAGGTTAAACGAATATATGACATATATATAAAATTGAACGGAAATTATTCAGGAATTTTTGCGTTTGACAAAGAATATATTAACACATACGACCCGTTATATAAAAAAGGCGATTGGGAATATTCAGTTATTGAAGTCGAATTCATCGAATGACCCTAATTACTTAATGATAGCATGATAGACAGACAATTCCTTATTGATATTCGTATGGCGTTATTGATAATAGTCGATAGTATTGAACGGCTATTGAGCATTTCTCCACGCACGAGCGAACTAAGAAAGAGAATGAGCAAATAATGAATATGCTATAATGATAATGATTATCGTTATCAATTAAATATTGGTAGTCCCAAAAGGAATGCCGCTTTTCTGTGATAGTCCTAGATGGAATGTCACCGAAAGGCGGCGTTTTTATTTTACCTACAAACAGGAGATTGAAATGACAGACCCCACTCAGGTAGTGGAACCGCAAAAGACCGAAACCGATGTGCAAGTCGCTGAGGTAGAGGTTGGTAAGGACGGCAAGGAATTCGATGCTCAACGTGCGCAGGCGCTCATTGACAAATTACGTGCCGAGAATAAGACCGCGAAAGAGGCGGCAAAGGAATTGGCTGCACTAAAAGAAGCAGACGCAAGGCGCAAGGAAGCCGAGATGAGCGAGCTGGAAAAGCTCCAATCTCAATTGAAGGAACGGGATGCAAAACTACAAGCCGTGACACAACGCGAAATGCAGCGCGCCGCTGGTGAAAAGTATAAGCTACCCGCCGAACTAACCGCGCGTCTGATCGGAAACACAGCCGAAGAGATGGAGGCTGATGCCAAGAAATTATCCGAGGCATTACCCGCTCCAGAAAAACCAAAACTAAAGATCGATCCTACCAACCCTGGCAATGCTGATCACGCAGAAACAGACGCAGAGGCAAGAGCAAGGCTGATACCCAACAGTTTCAACAACATTTGGGACAGGGCAACCACACGAGCGCGGGGCGGAGGACTGGTCGCAAACGATAAGGAATAAACATCATGGCTAATGAGTCAACTTATACCGGCATGTCAGGACTTGTCAATTCGATAATTGACATTGCCCTTTTAACCGCCAGCGAGCAGAGCGTTATGCCTGCGCTGGTAAGACAATGGAACGATTCTAATTCCTCAACAACCCGTATTTGGGCTGCATACACCGGCGGAACAGTTGCGACCGTAACTGAAGCAACCGATATGTCCGCTCAAACGTTCACCCCGGCAGCCGCGGGTACACTCACCCCTGTTCTGTATGGGACAAACTATTTCCTGACCGACAAGCGCATTCGCAGTGATCCATTTGGGGCGCAGCGTGATGCAGGCGAGGATCTTGGCCGTCTCATGGCTGTTCAGGTGGACACTCATCTTTCCGGTCTGTTCTCCAGTCTGACTGGTGGAACTGTTGGATCTGCGGGCGGAACGATCACATGGGCCAACATCATGCGGGCATCGGCTTACGTCAAGACCGCCTTTGGTCCTGGACCGTACGCCGTTGTGCTGCATCCTGTCCAGTGGTACTACCTGACCGCTGCTACTTCCGGCGTTCCAACCCTCATGCAGAATACCGCAATCGCAAACAGCATCGTTGGCGGATTCTACCAGGCTTCATTTGGCGGGATGGACTTCTTCACTGATGCCAACATCACATCCGGCACCGCTGCGGTTGGCGGATTGTTCAGCCGGGATGCCATTGCCCTCGATGTACGTAACCCGTTCAAGATCGAGCCGCAAAGAGACGCTTCACGCGCAGGTGGAGGTTGGGAACTCAACGCAACGATGGAATACGCGAAAGGCGTGTACCGTCCGACCTTTGGCTGCCAACTGATCGGTACTTCAGCCTGATAAATCAAGGGTGCGGATAGGGTATCGATCCCGAAAAGACCACCTCCCAGTCCTGCCGCACCCCCATGGGAGTTTATCTAAGGAAGGTAGATAACGTATGAACGAAAAACATAATCACCAATGGTCTAAAATAGGTCTATTTAATCAAGACGGGAATTTATCATTCCCTTGTATTGGTTGTAACGATGAACTTTTAGTTAATTCCAACGGTACATTCAGAAAAGAAATAAAAGATGGATATAAACCATCCTTTAATTTAATGTTCGTTCCTGACACTGACGGGATTACAAAAATCGTATCTCGTGAAATTGAACGCGACTATAAACTAGATGGACTAGATATCAAACAGGGCGATACCATTATTGATATCGGAGCGCATAAGGGTATTGTTTCCAGCTATATGGCATGGAAATACCCGCAAGCGCGCGTATTGGCATTTGAGCCAGCTAAAGAAAATTAC